CCCACCCAGTTGAACCCAACCAGGCTTGCCATCACTAGACTTACTCTTGCCAAACCAGTCACGCAGAGAAGAATCACCACTTTTCGATTCACTTACTCCTCCACCATTACCATTAGAGCCATTACCATTGGAACCATTACCATTACCATTTCCGTTGCCGTTACCATTTTTCTTAGTATCGTCAACAGAATAATCATTATCTTTACGAAGCATTCCAGTACGACCAACTACTTTAAATCCTTTGGGGATTGCTTTACACTTTTCATCAGTGTAGCAGTAGTATTGTCCTTCAGGACAACGACCATTCTTTTTTTCTTCGTTCATTCTCGACTCTTCCACTGCAGGTTTACGATGCTTTTTAGCAGAACCAATTTTGTTCTTCAACTTATTAAAATTGTTGGCATCATAACCTTTGTTCATTTTTACAGTCAATGCTCTTTTTATATTTATTAGACCAAGACTCTTGATATTGTTTAAATGATTTAATTAGAAGACTCCCATACCAAGTCCAAGTGTTACGCCTGGTAGTTCTACGAAGTTTGTTCCATCATAGAAGTTTATTTTTTTAGTAGTTGTATTGTAAATAATCGCTCCCTCTGCAAAGGTTGCGGCATCCCTTGCTGTAGTTGTATATTGTGGAATATAAAGTGCAGAAGATACTGTAGCAATTCCCGCTGTTATGTTAGTAACAGCAATATCAGGTGACCCAGATAATCCTGTAGCATTACCAGTTACATTTCCAGTTATGTTTCCACTAAAAGTAGTAGCAGTTATAATACCAGTTACGTTGATACCGCTTCCATCTATCGTCGTGGCAGTGCCAACATTTATAGTTGCCGCTGTTGCGATACCCGTAATGTTTATGTTTCTACCAGTAACCTCATCATATACAAGGTCACCTGTTACATTTAAATCTCCAGTGATGAATGCATTTGTAGCAGTTAATATACCAACTGACATTCCTTTTGTAGAGGAATTGCCGTCACCTAAAACACTATCTAAAGTTTTTGTAGTTTCACCTGAGGCATCTGCACCAATAAATGTTTTAGTTGACGCTTGATATTGTAAAAACTTACCATCTACTAATGCTGTGTCCCTATCAAGATCGTCAAGAAATTCAAGACGAACTTCACCACCACCACCCATTACAGCAAGTTGCTGTTGAGTTCTGGTAATGAATAATCTGTAATGATCTGCTAATGTTTTAAGGTCTGGAAACTGTTTATCTGTTGGAGTTAGTGGATCAGATTGTCCATTTATAGATAATTTTTTATCTGGGGGTTCATTTAGTAATCCCTCCTGTAATTCTTTTTGCTCTACTTTTATAAGTTTTACAAGATTTTTGAGTTCTTTTAATTCTGTCTTGACACCTTTGATATCATCATCATAATATTTGACTTCTGGAATTATAATAGAAGATACTTGAACTTTTAATTCAGTAAAATACTTAAGTAAAAGTTCATCAGTTTTTATACTCTCATCACTTATTTCATTAAGTTCCTTTTTAATATTTTGTTTTAAAGAATTATATTCTCCAAGAATTTGTTTTTTTAGTTTATGATCATCATCTTTAAACTCTTTGTGATATTCCCAAATTTTCATTGAGGACTCACGAAGGTCCTTCCAAATTTTTTCTTTTTCTTCTTTAATCCTATCCTTTAGTTCAGTTGTTAACTGAACTTTACTCTCAAAATGTTTTACCTCAACTTTTTCAATTAAGTTTTCAATATCAATTTGAACAGTTTCTTTTAAAGTATCAATCGTATCATTTACTTTAATAAAGTCATCATCAATTACACTGAATGTTTTACCGATCCATGAAAAATCAGGTACTTCATTTATTTCATTAACCCACTTTGGAAATACTGGGATAGATGTTTTTACAGTATCAATAGCATCACATATTGCCTTGATTTCTTCATCATAATATTTAACTTCAGGAAGATTTGTTACTTCAGTTTGAAGGCAATCTATTCTATCTTCAATAACATCTACTTGTTCATCGTAGTATTTTACCTCAGGAATATTTTGTATTTTAGTTTTTATCTCTTCTCTTACTAAATCAATCTGCCCACAGATTGCTTCAACTTCACTCTCATAATATCTTACTTCAGGAACCTCTGGAATCTCATTTCTTACTTGAGAAATTTGTTCAGATAACTGCTCAAGTTCTTTATCATAATATTTAATCTCGGGAATATCAGGAATATCTGCCCTGATATCATTTACCATTTTGACCAATTCTGGCCATGGTGGAACTATATCTTGAATTTCTGCAAACGTATCTCCATTTACATCTTCAATAGTTTGAGTTTGTTCTGTAATTATTTCTTGTTCTTTTTCAATAAAATTTTCTACAGAGGGTAAATCCTCTTGCATTTCCTCTGTAATAAATTCATCAATTGATGGAAGGTTACTTAAATCTTCAGCAAACTCATCAATCGAAGGTAAATCCTTGTTCGACATTTTATTAGTACTTTTATACTTCGGGATTTATCTCCCTTTTTTTATTTAGGTTCTTCTTTAAGTCCGTCTTTTAACATTTTTGCTAAATCTGCAGTTGATCCAACGAACAATGCATTATTTACAGTAGATGGACCACGTACTTGTTTATCATCTTCAACATCTTTAAGTTTCTTTTGAAGATCCATTAATTTATCAGTTGCGTCTGATACACTTTTAATTAACTGGCCAGCAACTTCATAAGCACGAGGTTGATCTGATTCTTGTGCGAGTTCAAGAATGCCATTTATTGCCTCTTGACCTTTTTCAATTATAGAATAAAGATTACCTCTAGTATAATCATAATCTTTTTTGATATCATCAATTTGAGATGTGATCTTTTTAAGTTTTATATCAGTTGATGGGACTATCTCTCCATCAACATTAAAAGTATCGTTTAAATCATTAAAACTCATGAGATTGTTCCACTAAATCCAAAGTCATCACCTTCTTCAATCAATGCATTATCTGAGGAATCAATAACAAATACTCCATCTCCTTTAAGGTGAGTAACTGCGGCAGTATTATATTGACCTCTTATAACAGAAAGTTTAGTTCCATCAATTGATTTAATGTAAATGGTTTCACCATTCAAATCAACATAAGTTTTTGCATTCAATCCACTTACACTATCAACATTAATTGTTTTGGCAGTCTTCGTGACATCATCAGAAAGGTTAGTGGCAGCATCACCTGTATAGTTTTTGATTGCTCTTGGTTCAACAGAGTATGTAAGTGCTCTCTCTGTATTTGAAGTATCTGTTCCCGTAAGATAATTGACTGTTGCCTTCTTGATGATATCTTTGGTTGCAGAAGATACTGGACCAAACAGATATGTTTTTGCTGTAAATCTAAAAGTATAAAGTAAAACTCTTCTTTTAGTAAAATCACCTTCGTAATCATCTTCCATAGTGATGTTCTCAAGCACTACAGGAATATCTTTTTTTTCTTGAATAGTTGACACTAGATCAACCGTTAAATTATATGCTGGTTGAAAATAAGGTAAAATTTGTTCAACAATTTGAAGAGCATCATCATTTAATTTTGTCATGACAGACAACTCAAATTGCATATTGTAAGGAACAGGCATAAATGCCTTTTTTGTTTCCGTATTGTCGCTTGGATCTTTTACAACAAATTGTTGAGTTGTTGTTACTTTTCTAGATGAATCATAAGTCAGACCTGTAAACTCAAATGACATCCTTGGCAAGGTAATTGCCGTTGGTTTATTTAAATCTGGAGATTGTTCGATTCTTGCTAGAAACTTTTGAGTAGGTCCATATGAAAGAGGAACATTTACAACAGAATTTTCCTGTTGAATTGAAATATTATTAAAGAGGGTTCCAAAGGATATAATAGTCCTCCTCAAAATTTCGTTATAAAAATATCCAAACATATTGTGACCTTAAGACATTAAGTAGTCTGACTAACTTTATTTAGGGAATACCAAAAGGATTTTGCTCAGAAAAATCTAAAATACTGTCTGCTTCAGTTTCAATCTCAAAATTATCTGCGAATGGATCATTATCAGGTGTAGTATCAATTACTCTTAATGCGTGTGAAGATCCTGAAGTAGACCCAACAACATCTTCACCTATCGTGAATGCACCACTCACACTTGCAACTTCAAGTACATTAGTTGATGAGTTCCATGTCCTTACTCTTGCAGTTGTTCCACTTGTTTGTCCTGTTACAATCTCATTAAATATAAAGTCACCTATTGAATCCATGTCAGGGGAACTTACAGTTATTGTGGGTGCTGCACTGTACCCTAAACCTGCATTAGTTATTCTTATTTCAGTAACTGTCCCCGCAGCATTTAACACTGTAATTAACTGTGCTGAAGATGTCGAAACACCTGATAAGAATATTTCATTTGAAAGTGAAATTGATGGTGCCGTAGTGTATCCGCTTCCTCCAGAACTTACAGTTATAATTCCTACTGTACCATCAGCAATTCCTGAGGTTGCAGCGGCACCTGTGCCACCTTTTCCACCATAGAATTTAATCTTAGGAGCAACTGTGTACCCTGCACCTGGGTTGATGATAGGAACGGTTTGTACTGATTGTAATCTTGGATTAGAATTAAGATTGCAAACATTAATACCTCCAATCATCGTGGCAGTAGCAATACCAGTTATGCCTGTAGATGGAGCAGAGGATATTGCTACCGTTGGAATCTCACCATATCCTCCTCCTCTATTGGTAACGTTTATGAATCTAATACCACCAGATGTAACAATACCTGCAACAGCAGTAGCGGTTACACCTGTACCAACTAATGTCAGAGTATGTGTTACACCTTGAATAGTACTGATCCCGTCTTCAGTCGTTCCATCTGGATCATCACCAACTAAGTTGTTATCAATATCATCAATACCAGTCGCAAGAACTTCATCCTCATAGCGGAAGAGTTCACAAGTTAACTCATATGTATAAAGGTCTTGTAGTTGGTAATATGGTTTTGCATACTCAATATCTTTAATTTCATAAATTCTATCATCAAGTGGAAACCAAATTAAGTCACCGGTTTTAGGTCTTGTGGATAATTTAATATTTGCTTGATCTTCGATTAGCGGTGAGATATAATTTTCGTATCTTTCTCTTGATATTACAAGTCTTACTTCATCTCTAGATTCAATTCCAAATTTAGAGAGAAGATTACCTGCTCCAGAATATTGATCATAGTTATCGACATAAGCTTCGAGTGGAAGTGCCATATCAAATTTTGACTGCACTACTTCACGGATAATAGATTTTTCCGTAACAAACTTTCTAGGGATGTAGAATATTTCTACTCCATAAGTTCTTAACTGCTCATTTATCAAATCTTGAACAAGATTTTGCTCAGCTGAGGTGCCTTGAGTAAAAAAAGGATTTAATACCATTATATCAACCTATCATGTCAAAGGGAGGAAGTTCATAAGTATTTGACATTTGCTCTCTAATTATTTCAAGATCTTTATCCGCATCATCATAAATTTGACGCCCGTTTAGTTCAATTCCACCTGGTAGTTTAACACCTTGGAATTTAATTAGATTTTGACCCCACTGCCTTTTCATCAAGGCAGTTAAGTATCGTTTTAAGAATGAATCATTATAAACTCTTCCATAATCATTAGGATCTAATAAACGATAACAATCAATTATTATATAATCATCAACTGTTACACTTGACCAATCAAGATCAAGATACAATCTATCTTGTCTCTGGTTAAATCTTATTTGCTTTTCTGTAGTTAAAAGAAAATCAATATCCTCTAGATATCTTTTTGTTATTCCATAAGTCAGAATCTCCATTGAACTAAATGTGTAAATATCATTTAGAAAAAGTTGATATTTTACACTGAACATATTATTAGTTACAGTGTTAGATCCATCAAATTTAAAAATTTTGTTTATGCCTATAACTGCTGGAGGAACTTGAAGATAGTTGCTATTTTCTTCATATGAAAAAGTAGTTGCAGTTCCTGCTATAGTTGTTTCAGCACTAGTGGTTACAATACCAACTGGATTATCACCACCTCTTCCGCGACCTCTATCTATATCTGCTTGAGTAATTTTATATTTTAAATATGTTGATTCTACACCATCAAAGTGTCTTTCATGAAAATACTGCAGAGCATCATCAACTAGATCATCAACTTGCTCGTCAGCGACATTAATTTCCAAGACAGGAGCACCCAACTGTCTTTTACAATAGTTTATGAGATCTGTCCTACTTGCAGGTTGTGCCATCTATTCACTACTTTTTAAGTATTTATGGAGCAGAGGAAATACCCTGATATACATACACATTCCCATTTACAATATTATAGTAAGTTGCTCCAGAACTTACGAGCACATCATACATATATCTTCCCTCAGCGAGGTTCCTTGTGTCTGTAGACCCCATAGAAACTTCCATAACACCACCTAAAGCACTAGTGATTCCAACTGTAAGAGTTGCGGCAGGGATAGTCGTAGACCCTATAGAAGTGCTCTTTCTTATTTGAGCAGATCCAGAATAACCACTTAAATTAAATACAGAACTTGCTGTGTTTAGTACATTAAATTTTGCTTTAAAGTCTCCGCCAGTGTAGATGCTTAGATTAGCACCATAGGGAATTCCAGAATCTGGGTCAAAAGTAATGTTATTACTAGCCATTAGGGATACCTATTATAGACATTGTTTCTTGTTGTTTATAATATAATTTCGCAAAAGATTTTGCAATATTTTTTAGTTCTTCACGATCATCACAACTATCTATCTGTGATGCTAATTTAGTATAAGCAAATTGTTTTGATAGATTACTTAGTTCAATGCTATCTGGGTCCATTTAATAACTCCTTAAGTAATAATTTAATTTCGTCAATGTCACCTTTCATGTTAGTGAGTTCATCTTCAATGTTCTGTACTTTTTCATTTTTTTCACTTTTCACTTCACGTCTCGCAAGATATTGATTATATTCAGTTTTATTTACATTAACAATTGATCCATTTTCAGGGTCTCTCGCTAAATCGGAGTGACCCTTAACTGTGTATTTTTCCATTATGCAAGTGCTATGACTCTTAGATCCTTGACTCTAGGGACATATACCTGACTTGTAGATGTAAGAAGAAGTTTAATTCTATAAGATCTAAATGCAGGTAATTGATCGATAGTAAATGTCATTTCTTTATAATCAAGATTTAAACTATCAAAGTTATAATTATCGGATCTAATGATTTTAGCATCTGATTGACCATTACTCAAACTAGAGTCTATTACTTGACCTCTAGTGTTTAAATTATCATAACCAGGGAATAGTTGGAAAATAGGATCGAATCCTTCCTTCTCACTAATGGCGTATAGTGCTCTAATATCAGATAGTGCATTAACATGAGCAGAAACGAGAATCTTAAGTGAAGATGCAGGATTTTCCAATACAATTTCTTTAGAAATGTATTGACATGCTGTAGGATCTTCTCTAATAGTATTTACTCTTGAATCAGTTGCATAATTAGTAACTACACTATTAACTCTATTTGATGTTGTAATAATAGAAACTCTTTGTGAGTCAATCACTGGACTTACTCTTGTATCAACAGTTCCAAGGAACATTCTCATATTCAAAGATTTGTTTCCAGGAATGTTATCAAGTTTTGCAGTCTCATTAACTTTAGACGAAATCATTCTTGTAGAGTCAAAGTAATTAGGTGTGTTAATATTGAGATCAGTAAATCCTTCATCGATGAATGGAATTTCATTTCCACTAATACTTTGACTTGATATTGTTCTTACCTCAGCATTAAGTGAAGTACCACGAACTGTTACATTTTGAATAATTGGTGTAAGAATTTCAAATGGCATGTTTTGAGATGCTCTAATATCATATCCACCAGCATTTTTTGTTTTATTCATAAACAACTTGGGCAGACCAACATCATTACTTCTATCATCTGCACTAGTGCCAGTTCCTGTATTAAAGGTTTCTGACATATCAAGTTTTACATTATATGAATCGAACGTAATTGGATTGTTCACTGTTACATCGTTTAAGTTATGAGTTTTGTTAACTCTATGTAAGTTAACTCCACCAAGTTCATATTTAAATACAGGTGTTCCAATTGGGTAGTTAGATTGATTATTACCTCTAGTGATAGTTCCGCCAATAACGTTTCCAGTTACATTAGTATATTCAATAATCTCATTACCAATTTTTAAGAATCCAACATTTGTTGTTCCAACACCAACATTTTCAAAAGTTCCAAAATTAGTTCCAGCATTAACAGAAATTTCACCAGTAGAACCAATGGAGAATTCTGCAGAAAGTTTTGTTGGTTTAATATCAGGTTGAACATCATTAATAGCAACTCTGTTATCACTAAAATACATACCATGATTTTTATGATTTACCTTGATATGCAAACCATCGGTATCAACAATAATGTTAGAAATTGTATTTCCAACACCCACAGAGTCTTTAAAGTTAAACTGAGTAGTAATCCCGGCGCTATTTACATACATCAAGGTGTTGCCAATCCCCGTCACAAACTCACCCTGAACATTTTCAAAGATAAGTTCACTTGTCATTCCAATTCCAGTAATTGTTAGTCTTGAATTTCTACCAACGGTTGCGATACCAATCGTAGAAATTCCAACTACATCACCTACTTGATAACCAGAACCACCGTTCGTAATTGTTGCAACACCAATTGCTCCAGCATTTACGAACACATCTGCTACTGCACCTCTTCCATTACCGCTTATAGTAACTAAATTAACACTATTAAAGGACCTAGACCCTGTAGAAGGAGTGTATCCAATTCCCGGATTAGAAACTGAAATTGCAGTTGCTTTTGCTGCAACACCAACCAAATCGCCACTTGCTTGAGTTCCTAACTGGAAGAATGTATTACCAATTTCATATCCAGTATCACCGGTTGTAGTTCCAAGTCCAACTTTAATTTTCTTAGAGTTAAGAACAAGTGAATCTGGCATCAGTCTTGGAATCATTCCGTTACCTTTAGTCAGTTCAGGACTATAGAACTCAACAGAACCACTATCAATAAAGTCTGCTCTATAAAGAGTAAACTTAAGATCTTCCCACTGACTTGGTTCCCATGTTGATGCGTTTTGTGATTTAAACAGTGATCCAAGATATGGTTGGTTAGAAATAAACGTACCGGAAAGAATATCGTTTTCACCAATACGAGAAATATAAACACTATATTTTGTGGAGTTAGATAAGAGGCAAATAGAATATGCATTATTCCCACCTTCAAGATACACAGGTGTTTTAAATTCAACTGAGGTAGCTATCGACCCGTCAGCAGAAGTAGATACATCTTCAGGACCAATAACAATCTCAGAGAAAGGAATAATTTTTTGAGTTGGTACTCCATTCTCCATGGTTCTTAACTGGATGACAACAGGAATATTCATGTCATCTTTTGATGCAAAGAAGATATCGCATTTAGTTAAGAAAATACCAGTATCATCTTCCACTTGGAAAGATTGTGCTAGAGGATCACCCCATCCGGTAATTGATTGAACTGTAACTGTGTTGCTAATAACTGCAGAACTAACAATCTGAGTTCCAAGATCACGAGATACACTTCTTTCTTGGAATTCTTGTCTACGTTCTACTCTTGCATTTCTAATTGAAAGTATATTTTCTTGAACGGTTTCGAGAGTTCCTGCAGAAGTAAATGCTTCCTCTGCAATTGTGTTACAAAGATCTTGATTATTATCAGGATCGTTGATTAGGGTGAAACTCTTGGTTCCGGTTTCAAATTCAGGGAAAGTTATTGAATTGGGATCTGGAATAAAGAAACTACCAGTTAAATTAGCAGCAAGATCAGAAAGTAACCTTACATCTTTGATTGTTGCTTGTGCTCCACTTGATTTTCCTGTGAGAACCATTCCTGGTGCTACAAATCCAAAAAATTCACCTTGTGCTTCAGCGGAAAGAGAGAAAGTGTCAACGTTCAAAATTTCTGATGTGGATGAGTATGATCCAGAAAGTGGTGTATTATTGTATGGATCCTCTGTAAACGTTGCTGTAGGAACATCATATGGTCCCTCTCTATGGTTTGACTGTGCAACTCTAAATGTGATGTTTGCTTGAGTGTTACCTGTGTCTTGGTCTAAACCGGTTCTATTGATTCTTCCAGTTATGGTTTCACCAACTGTAAATGTTCCAGAAACCATACTAATTTCAAGAAGTTTTGGAACACAGAACCTTGTAACATCTTCTCCATCAAAGAATGCATACATTCTTGTAAGAGGTTTCATTCTTTTAGAAACGAACTCAATGTTTCTTGATCTCATAAATGGGATAATATCCCTACTTACACTTCTGTCACCAACAGATTGTCTATCAAACTGTTCTGATACGAAAGTTCTGTTTCCAGATCTGGACTCAACACCAGTCTGAACTGATGTTTGAAGTGTATCTTCAATAACTGATCTAGTTGCTGTGAATATTGTCCGTCTATTACTAAAATCGTTCACTTCTGAACCACTAGTGGTTTCTCTCCTTTGAGTGGTTTGAGTGATTGTTGATCCAGTCCAATTAGTTTCCCATGCATTCCAAACAATTGGTGCCATACCAGTTTGTCTGTCAATATTTTCAGTTCTTGCAAGTAATTCAAGCGTTGAAGAAAAATCACCCTCTACATCAATTACTTTTGCTTTCATTCTTGCGGTATCAATCCAAGTGTCAGATGCTGGAGTAAGTTCCATTGAACCTTTCCAGAAACTAATCAAGAATGGTGTTACACTCTCCGTTCTTGTAGCAAATGACTGCTTTAACCACTCAACTTCAGCATAATCAAGAGTGATTACGCCATTTTGCTTTCTTACATTATTACCCTCAATTGCGGTAAAATTGAGATCTGCAGTTGTATCATTATTAACTACAGGTCCTTGGATAAGATCAACCGAATTAGTATAATGAGTTGGTCTAAACTCTTTGTTCACAGCATCGATGCTATTTTTAATTGGAAGACCTTCTTCTTGTGATTTAAATGAAGTAAAGTTATCAACAAAGAAACCAGACTTAAATCTATTCAAACCATCAGCATCAGAGACGAATAAATTTGCTGTGTTAATTTCAAGCATCGAGAGTGATGTATAATACTCAAGATTTTTAATTCTATTCTCAAGTTTGTGGATATCCTGCATACGATATCTCTTATGAGTATTAAATTTTAGTGAAGCTTGTGCAGTATTGTAAAGATAGGGAGGTAAGGTAATTGAACAAATTTCAATTGCATCATCAACCACAAGAGGTGGTTCTGGTTTATCTGAGGCAACACCATACTTAACTTGGAAACTACCATCTTTTGTCAGAAAAATTCTATCAATTCTTCCTTGATAGTAAGAGAAATCAACAAATAGTGATTCATCTGATGCTAAAATATTTTTAGATGAATCTCCAGATCCGGTAAATACTCTTCCTAAAAATTCGAGAGGAGATCTATCTCCCTCAGAAACACTTGCGATTGAACTTACTCTTGGTCTAATATCAATAATGTCAGAATTTCTAAAACCACCAATTACACCAATTTCACTAGAGTAATCAAAGTTGTCATATGACCCTATCGTTGTAATATCTCCATCATCAGTACTTTCATACGAAGCACTCTTAAAGTATACTTTTATTTTTTTACTTGGTTCTGAAGAATTAAATTTTCTTTTGATTACTCCATAATCATAGAATGTTTGTTCTTGTCCACTATTGAAGATAAAATTAGAAGATACATCAAAACTTGATGCGTCTGCTGCATTTACAATTGCATTTATATTTGTCTCAGATGATATAATAGTTTCACCCTCTCTAAACAAAATATCATTTTTGTAAAGAACGGAGATTTTTGAATCTGTAATTGAGGTTTTTTCAGAAATAATTGCAACGGCACCAGAATCTTGTCCTGTAACAGATTCTCCAATAGTAAACTCTTCAATAGTAGATGAAGCACTTATAATTGATTGTAAAGTAAGCGTAGGTGACGAAGGAGTAGATGTATCCGTAGATTCAAAGATACCATGAACCTCAATTACATCAGGAGTGTTAAGTGAAATTGTTTCATCCTGAACTCTTGTTCCAAAAGGATAATTTCCGTATGTAAGACCATCATTTAAAGTTGTAGTTCCAATACCAGAACCAACATTTTTAGATTTATCTACAATAATTGACTGAACTCTATTTCTAACTTTTATCTTTGCCTTTGGTTTTCTCTTTCTAAGAGTTGCAATTAAAGTAGATCCATCAGTATTACTTCCAAGACCATTAATCTGGAGAGTGCTTTTTCCGCCAGGGGAGGAAATAGTAAATTTATCTGCAGTTAGCTCTTCAGTAGTTCCATCTTCTCTAATAAGAGAATATCTAGTAGGAGTAAATGGTAAAAATACTTCATTATCTTCAGCGGTAATTGCGCTGGATAATTTATTATTTACAATATTAACATTTAGTGATTTTCTAATTGTTAATATAGCATCAGTCAAATTTAAACTTTCAATATTTTCTTTTGGAAGTGAAGTAAATAATGAATTATCGGTTGATGGATCAAGAGGTGTTGTTAATACTTTTAAATCAGTTATACTAGTTACTACATTTGGTAATTTACCACCTGCAATCCCAGTCACCGTTGTTACGCCAACAAAATTGACATGAGATGATCCAACAGATACAACTCTTCCTAGTACGGGATCTTGATCATCACCAACAACTGCAGCAAGATCGCTATATTGAATCAAACTACCTAACTTAAGAGCAGTTCCAGGGAAAAGTGGGTTAGTACTTCTAACTGTGCTGATACCACCCTGATCTCTTGGAGTAATTGTTGCAACACCAACATTAAATGATACAGATTGAATTGTGTCTGCACTGAATGTATGAATACCGGTAATTCCATCTGTTGATCCAAATACAGACTTTACATCACCAATCCCATGAGCAGTTGCAGCAATTGAAATTCTACCATTTAAGATACCATCAAAGAAAAGAGGTTCATTAGAAATAAACTCACCTTTAGTTTCATATAATGTAACTGTTTTACTATTAGATACTGCAGATCGAATAAATGCAGTTGCACCACTTCTTTGACCCTTAACAAACGTTGGAACAGATAAACTAGTTGCTTGATTTAATGTTAGTGTAGTAAATGATTGAACATCATATAATGAGATTCCCCACTGATTTAAATTTGCATTTGCAATATCATATGCACCAGATTCAATTCTAAAATCAAAGACTCTTGCTAGACCAATTTCATTTCCAGGAGCACCGTTAGCATCAACGTTGGGACCAATTCTTTCATCCCTCAAACTTAAAACATATGTGCTACCAATGCCAACAGAAGGTGTTCTATTAACATTATCAAGTTTAAGTGTTGGTCCTGTATTATAAATTATTGATTGATCTTCAATAAGTTTTGTAGTTCTTGGTTTATCAACATCAAGATATGTTGAATTAATAGTTTCAATATCATAACCTCTAACAAACGCTCTACCAGCAGAAACTTTATATAACGCAAGGTCATCAGATGGAGCGGATCCACCATAAGTAAATTGACCCGAGTTATACACACCATTATTTCCCCTGTTATCATTCAGGGAATCCTTCATCGTAATGTCAAAAGGAGTTACGTAGTAGTCTCCAGATTCAGCAAATGTTCTTCTGGCAAGAATATCATTTATATCACTATAACCAACACCACCACCAAGACCAGTTTTTTTAGTTTTTGTTCGTAAAACTCCGTTTACTACAACTCCCAATTCAACAAAAGATCCATCATCTAAATCATCAAGAGACTTCTTAAGAAGGGAAGTGCTAATTTTAAGTCTATCTGCACCGGGTGCAGCATAGTTATTAAATCCTTGGGAATTATCGTTAAGAGTTTGGTCTAAATCTGCAGTAATTATTTCTTCATTTACAAAAAGACCAACCCTATAACTTGGAGTTGTTCCATACTGATCAAGAATTAAAGTTTCGCTATCAACATTTACAAAGTTACCTCTAATAAAGTAAATACCGTCTTGAATATGAAATGAAGACCCAGTTTGTCCGGCATTATTTGATATACTAGCGCCAAAAGGAGCTCCAGCACTAATTGTGCTGTTTCCTAAAAGACCTGAAGAAATTATCTCATTGCAAGCAAGTTCTTCAGCATCACTGAATACTTCAGTCGAATTGTTTGCGGTGCTTGAGTTTAGGTAGTTAACATAAAGAGTAAGATTTCCTCTTTCAGAGTCTTCAGGAAGAAGAACTGAATCAACATATGCTGTTACACCAGAGGTCAAACCTGTTATTTTAGTTCCTTCTAACTGTTCAGCGTAGGCAGAAACTGGGACTCCTTGAAACGTATTTACTAACTGAACACAATTGTAAATTCTATTATACCCAGTATTTCCAGGTATAACTTTTTCACCTTCTTTAAAGAAGTGCTGACCAAATCTTTCGATTTGGTTTTGCAAAATTGATTGAAGTGATGTTAATTCTCTAGCCTGGACAGCATATCCAGGTTTAAACAGCACCTTATGAAAATCATTAGATGCATCAAAGTCATCAAAATATGGTGCTACGTTGAGGTTCGTCTGCTGTGGCATAATTCTTTAGAACTGCAAAACAATTTTGATATCTTCTTTTTGGTTAGATGACCTTGTTATGGATGGTCTATTATCAACATAAACAATGTTTCCTGCATATTTTTTCACTTCTGCAGGTGCAATACCGTCCGTAAAAGTAAGACCAAGATTATATGTCCTACTATTTATTGTCGTTTGGATACCACTAAAGTTTGAATCAATTTGTAAATCAACACCTGTTGTTGGAGTAATTGTCAAACTACCACCTGTATCAGGAGAAGAAGTAAACTCGGTCAAATCAAATCCATAAGTTGGTGTGGTTTGAGCAGTTCCAACTGTATTAAATCCAGCAAGTGTTCTATCCTGCCAATACTTCAATACACCAGTTGTTTGGTTATAACTAATTACTCTTCCTTGAGCAGTTGATCCTGTAGATATAGTTTGAGTGAAGTATGAATCGGCAGAAAAAGCAGCAGAACTGTATCCTGCTCCTGCTAATCTTAAAGCACCAACAGCACTTGCTTTGTCAGCCGATAATAAAGTATTTGAAGTAGTTCTTGGATTTTCTACAAGACCAACTCTTGCAATTTGATTTCCAGTAATAAAATCAGGGTTATCATTATCATTTTCAATTCTAGAATAAAGAAGAACATTAGTTGCTCCTAATTCTCTATAGATATCTTTACCATGACCACCCATTGGTGATATGATAACGTCAAAGGTAGGTATGGTCGTACCAGAAGGAACGTTTCCTGCTTCTAAGTCTACATTTCCAAAAGTGTATCCAGAACCTTGATTAGTTATAGTAATGGAGTCAACTCTTTGATCGTTTGATGTAACGATGGTACATTCAGCACCAGTTCCATCACCTTTAATAGGAACGTTAGCGTACCTTGTAGCGCCAACAGGTCCAATACCTACTCCTCTATCAGTTATAGTTGTAACTTTAATCGAACCATCTACCGCATTATTTCTTACAAGTTCATTTTCAGTGCCAGTTTCCCAGTTTAGGGGTACTGGCATAAAAGCAGTTGCTTCAAATTTTACAATATCACTTGGTTTAATTGAATAAAGATATTTCCAAAGATAACCGTCTCCACTTGTTCCTGCTGATCTTGGTTCTAAATCAATATGTGTTGGTTCATCAAGAGATGGTGACCCGTTAGGGGTATCAGGGGTGGTGCCATTCTGTATACAGATATAAACTCTAAAATCACTATTAATTACATAATATGATGAAGCATATAGATTAGTAGCACCACTAACAGCAGCAGTTTTTATTCTGCTGTAATCATGACGATACATGTCATAAGTAGTTCCCGAAGACCAATTTCTTTTTGAAACAACTTGTCTTACGTCAGATGAGTTTATTTTCTTTAGAGCAACCATCGAGTCCCAATACTGGTTTTCCTCATCAAAACTATCTTTTGGTGAGGGGGGATCTTGGTCCCACGTTGGACTGTAATCAGTTGCATTCGTCAATCCAATAAAAGAATAATATGCATTAGTAGAGGTAGTTACACCCGCAACAAAATTCTTAGCGTTTAATATTCTAATTTGATCAGTTATAATTGCAGCCATTGGACACAGTTTTTTTCTTTATTTATTAAGGTCAAATGTCATAATCTTTTGACTTCAGCGATTTAGACCTCTGAACAAAAGTAGAGGTAGAAATACCACCAATACCTCCTAAGGTAAATGCAGTGTATGAAGTAACTTTAGATCTAGATGTTAGATCAATTCTTCCCCAACTAAATTCACCGAATGAATTAGACGTTTGAATACCTGATCCATATGAGAAGTTGTTACTTACATTTACAAATACTCTGGTTATATGAGAGGTTCCAATACCCACACCTTCAGAATTAACTCCTGTAGGTCTGAATACAGTTTCAGTGCTTTGAACAAAGTATATATTATCAATATTTGAAGTTCCAACTCCAACAATATTACCAGAAGTATCAAGCGATGTTATAGATGTTACTGCAGATCCTACATTTGAATTAAATATCATAAAATAGTCACCAGAACTTAGTGAACTTGCAGTAACTGCAGTAGAAACAATGCTAGTATTATAACCAACATTTCTCAAGAAAGAATCAAGTGGGATGTGTAAGTCAAAAATAAATTGAGTGGTGCCAATACCAACAGATGTAGTGCCAAAACCAACAATTACCCCATTATCACCATTAAACGAATTTACAAAGTTTTCCTCGACACCTCTTGTGGGAGGACTAAACAAAACCAGGGGAGGACTAGTTTGAGTATAACCAAGACCTGGATTAGTAATTGCTACACCAGTAATTGTTCCTGCCGTTCCAATTGTGACTGTACCAAGAGCAGTGGTTGTAGTTCCAATTCCAACTCCATTTGTGCTACCAAAACTTACCAATGCATTTGAATACCCGACACCACCAGTAGATATTGCAACAGAAGAAATTGTGCCTGCTATGGAAACAATAGCAGTTCCAGCAGCAGAAACTTTATCATCCTGAGGAATAAATTTAACTTTATCTTGGAAGGAAAGAGTGTTTACTTTTGGTAAAGTTGCAACTTCATTGAATATATTAAAGAGTGGTCTTAATGTATCAACAAATATTTGTGTTGCGCCAACACCAACAGTTTTAATAATGTGTGCTGTTGGATTTATCACGGGTTCATAAAGTTCTCGATCTTTACCAACTTCTTTTTCATTAATAATTTTATCCTCTGTTTGTCTACACCAAACAACTGGTCTTAATAAAGATGTATCCTGAATATTGCCTGGACCAGAATATGGATTTGTTTCTGCGATATCAGTTCCAGATACAAAATTAACTGATCTCTTATCTTCATTTGTAAAGATATCATTGTTTTGAATTTGAAGAGTATCACCCTCCGTCACGGTTTCAATAATTTCTCTAAGAACAACATCTTTGTCCCCAGTTCCTTTATAGAAAATAATTTCAATAGTGTCGCCAATCTTTGGTGCCTCTGTAAATTCAATTTGAGAACCACCCTCAAATATATAACCTTTACCGGGAACTTGAAGAATATTATTTACAAATATAATAAGAACATCTTGTATGTTAATTTTTGAACCTCTTGCAGCAGCAATTGAGGTGACTACACCATCAACTTCAATTGGGAAGTTTGTTCTAGTACCATCAATAAATTTTTCAACATTATCAATTACTTGTAGAACACCGAGAGACCATCCAGAAAATTCATCACTTGCTATTTCATCAATATCAATTTTAAATTCTTTGAATGTTTTAGTTGTGTCAGTTGGAATACCGATGGTTCCACCTATAGCAACTGTCAATGTTTGATTATTACCATAACTAAATCCAGTGTTGCTTATCTTAAAGTCAATTACACTTGAACCTTGACCAACAACAACATCAATTTTCGCGCCTGTTCCGAGACCAACAGAAGTGGAACTATAAATTAATGGAATGTTGCTGTAACTTAATGGGTCATCAAATACAACATCTAGTGGTATATTGACTTTACCACATCTTGCATAGAAGTGTTTTCTAGTTGAAATTCCAGTATTCACTTCAAAAGAAGTATTATTAATAATTTTTAAGACGTTAGTTTCTCCTGCAGCAGGATCTGTTCCACTGGCAGAATTATTTACATTTCTGGGAGCAATTAACGCTGGTTGAGCAACTCCACTAGAACTATAGAATGTTGGAACAGTTGAAACGCCAACATTAATTACAAATTCAGTTGCACTATTAACTGCGGTTACTTTAGATCCACAATATGCAGGGTCAGTCGTTCTTGGATAAACGTGCGTTGAAGATCCGCCATCCAATCCACAAGTAAATGCTAATCCGGTAAGAATAACGTCACTCTTTTGTCCAGTGGTTGATAAATTATGTGGAGCAGATGTAGTAACAGTCATAATGCCAGTTACATTATTATAAACTGCATTTGATACATTTACAGGACCAGACCCACTATAATTGCAAGTAAATGCAATTCCAGAAAGTGTAATTTGATCGTTATGAGAAAGTCCGTGATTAGTAGAAGTTGTTACCGTAGTTAATCCACTTGAATTATCATACAAAACATTTGATACATCTCTTGGAGCATAGAATACTCTATCAGTGGATATAGCTACTGAAGTAATGTTTCCGTTTGAAATTACTGCTGTTCCAATAGAAACAATATTAGTCCGGGACACAGAAGAAGTTCTTATTGCAACATTGACAGTTTGAATTCCTGCCCTATATCCAGATCCACTATTTCCAATACTTATTGATTGAATTGTTCCTGCAACAGAAACTTTGGCAGTTCCCCCTGCAGCAACAAGAGGTTGATAACCAAATCCCTCACTTGATGCTACGGATACAATCACTCCTCCTACAGGTACAGTAGAAGTTCTTACATCTGCCGAATTTGAAACCGCAGCTCCTACAAATGAAATTGATGTAATACCAGCATTTTCGGCAAGAGTATATTGTCTTGTTTGTAATTCTGGAGGAATGACACCAGTGATTCCTCCTGGTGTTTGGAAAGTATCATTAACAAGAATGATAGCATTTTCAGTAGCAATTCCAGTTACATTTGATCCATCCATTTTAAGAGTAAATTCTTTCTTACTACCATTAAATTCTTGAGAAAGATCGTCAAAAATATAATTTTCGTGATAAGCGTCATTTATGCTATTTGTGGCACCACTTCTCAAGAATATTCGACCCTGGAAACTAGAACTAGTTGTAATACCTGTAAAATCTCTTTCATCTGGTGGATTTGTATCACCACCTTTTGGTTTGTTTCCGAAAGGAGCGTCTACAAAATGCAGAATATTATCAATAATGTTGTAGTTACCAACAATTTTAGTTACAAGATTACCTGTAGCAGCAAAACCAACTCCAGTACCTAACCATCCTCTCCTCACGCTCAAAGAATTTTCATTTCCTATTATATTAACTGCATCAACTCTAATAATTTCATTATTAATTTTAATTAATTCCCCTCCTTTAATTGAGGAGATTCCTACTAGTTTTAGAGTGTCATCCGTTGTAAATAAGGTATTTGAAAGTGTTGTCGTTACAGCAGTAGAGACAATGGGAGATTGAATAATATTATCAATTGCTATTATTCCTTTAGCATTTTGATTTGTAGATACAAATCTATGAGAAGTTCCAATTCCGACACTAGTTAAGTCAACTGACTCTGGAATTGGTTTGAGAGCGTTTTCAGCACTTGAAGCAATTTTAATTTTATCATCAGTTACCTTAACTGCAAATACTTCACTTGGAAGTAAAGTTGTAGATCCAATACCTGCAAATGTTGTAGATGCAATACTGATTGCTTGAGTTGACCCGGCACCAGCGTGCTTGTACTCTATTTTTTCTCCACTTACAAAGAAGTGATTTGGGAGGGTGATCGTATTATTTGTTAAATTAACAATACTTGAATCGTTACCTTCAAAGGATCTTTCAAAAATTTTATCAGTTTCATGCTTTAATTCAAACGCTCTCTTAATGTCCCTCTCAGTTCCCTCATATGTGGCAAATCCAGATTCAATAACAGCGTTATCAAAATCAATTGTATCTTTATCATCATCCTGATGTCTTAATGCATTCATATAAACATTAACAACAGTATTAATACTTGCTGTAGGTGTAAACATTAACTCAGTAGTTCCAGAAGCAGAAACTCTTGTGCCAAAAGTTCCAAGACCAACTGAAGTTCCTACCTCACCAAATTCAGTATCATAAGTTTCTAAACTGCTCCCACCACTTACAAAATCATCTACAACGATGATTTCGGTCATTTGATATTGATTATTTGTTGTGTCTGCAACTTGAGCAACAAAATATGCAACATCATAATCATCAGGATATGATGAAATTGTATGAATACCAGGGGTTCCTGAAGAAGAAATACTTGTTGTTCTTGCCTCAATTCTAGCATGTTTCATGTCAAAGGTGCCGATACCAGTAATACCAGCTGTTGCCAAACCTACCTGAATAGTATTGACCACACCGGTTGTACCTATACCAACATCGGAGTTAGGATGGAATATAACTTCAAGATTTGAACCGTTAATTAAAGCACTATAAGTACCAAAACCAACATCAGCATTATCACCAACAGAGGTTGTTAATTGTCCATATTCTAAAATTTCAATATCTGTTCCATTATGAACAATATTAAGATTGTTATATTCAAATTCTGCTCGGCTAATATCAGGAGTTATTTCGAGAAGAACTTTAACTGAGTTATGAGTACTAGCAATACTTACAATCGTGGTTGCTCCGATTCCAGTACCAATTGACACACTATCAGTTTCAATAATCGATGGTCCTACAGCAGTTGCTCCGGTACTGAGTAAATTATCGTCAAGATTATATGAGATAGCAGCAATCTGATAATCATTCACCTTAAACTTAGTTGGGAAAAATTGTAACTGTCCATCACTACCAGAGATATTAAAATCAAAAGAACCTTGATCATAAGTGCTCTCAACTCTTCCATATTGATTAATATATCCACGAGAACCATCATGAATTAAATCAACAATCATCAATTGTCTTTGGGCAGTAAATCTAGTGTCTCTTACGTATGTGATGTATTTCATTGCTCTTCTTGAACTGAGAGCAAATGTATTTGCTATACTAAAAGCAGTTGGTCTTGGGTCACTATTAAATAGACTACTTACATCATCAATTAGTAGAACTCTATTTCCAACGGACTCAAGAAAATCTTGAAGGATTCTACTTGAGAATCTTATTTCGGTGGATAGAACTCTTGATGCAACATTCAAGAAGTTTTCACTTACAAGATCAAAGTCATACACACAATTCAAATCACCAAATCCAACTGCTTCAATTATTTGATCAATTGATGTTTGATCTGTAGATATTCCGATATTCACACTTGAAACAGACTCAATTTGATAATCTGCAAACTTTTTATATCCAAGTACATGATTAGTTGATGACACAACATCATTCCAAGTATCATATGGAACTCTTGAGTTAAGAGAATATGCAAATGTTTGATAATAATCACTATCTTGAATTCTTTGAGTATTTGTGTTTAAGAACCCAGAGTCATCTTGATGACCTCTTAAAGTCTTAGATATAACACCCATTTTTAGATAAGACTCATATGATCTAACAGATTTTACAATTCCCTCTGTTCTTGAAGCAGATCCTCTAATAATTTCGTTTTCTATAAAAGTTTCCTTTGACTCAATTCTTAACGTGCTAGTTTTTTCGTCATAGAAATTGACTATTCCTTCTGCAGATTTACTCTTAACAAACTCTCCATTAAAAAATTGATTTTGTTTAATAGTTGAATTATATGTTGGGAAGAATCTTTCTGGAATAATTCTTGCACCAGCAGAATTTGGAAGATCATATAATCCAGGAGTAAGAACTCCACTTGGAAGATCACCTACCATACTATAAGTTACATTACCAATTCCACCTAAGTTTTCATCAACCTCTGTAATTTCAAATAATTTATAATCATAACCTTCTGAGTTATAACCAAGTCCAGTTGATCCAATACCAATACTAACACCTTCAATTAAAACTTTATCCCCAACACTAAGTGGAAAAGTTTGTCCACTACTAAAACCAGTGTTAAGTCCAACCGTAACATTTTGAGTGACAGTATTAAATCCAACAGTTCCAATACCAATTCCATTACTATTTTGACTTGGAAGAATAGTTGGAATTACATTATTAATTCCTTTAGCGTTATTAAGTATTCTTACATTTGTATCACCCAAATTATATACAAGATCAATTTCTTTTACATGCTTCTTAGTTACTGCGTCAATGACTACTGGTTTTGGTGCAACAGTGTAACCTCTTCCTGCAGAGACGATACCAACAGTTGCAAGAGAGCTTAATGACTCTATTACAACAATTTGAGGTATACTTGTACTTGGTTTTAAAGTTAAGTCAGATGGGAAGTCAAATCCAATATCAAGTAAATTAGTTTTTTTAATTTTTCCAATTGATTCACTTTCAACTGATATAATTGCACCTGAACCTGTGTCAGTTGTGCCTACTCCAACAATAGTCGAGATACCAGGAAGAGAATTATAATTTCTTCCACCATCAATCACCGTGAATGAATTAATTGCACCATCGGTATGTGTACAATCTGTTGTATAATTTAATTTTGATGTTGTTCCAGCATAAGAAACTTTTTCTGGTAATTTATTAACGAAATAATTAAATGAATTCGTAGCACCAATAGAAACTGCAAATCTTCCATTAAAAAGACTTTCTCTAACCTCAATTTGATTATTTGATTTTACAGTATTATCAATGAAAATATCACTCTTGGGCACAGGGACATCATTCTCTTCAACAACATCAAGCGAGTAATATAATTGCTCAGGAATGAAAGAATTTACTGAAAGTGAAACACTGGCATTATTGTCAATACCAGCTCTGCCAGTTCTTGAAACTTCAAAAGTTTTATTTTTAAAACTCGTATTCCAAATATTATTATGATCTGAATCTAGATATAAATTCAGTTCAAATGCAGGATATTTTAATCCTTGACTTGTGTATGACAAGGAGGAGTCTGAAAGGTCAAATTTTACTGTCGAATCTTTATAAACATCAATTTTTGGATTAATTAAATTAATTGTTCCTGATGAAGCACTAGTGATTCCAACAGTTTGTGGTTTTTCTAATTTTGATTCATACTCTGTATTAGAAAGTTTGAAGGAATTTTCATCAATTTTAACAATATGATAAATTTTATTATTTGAAAGACCTCCTGCAGGAATTAAAGCAGTGTGTATAATTTTTTCACCAGTTTCAAATCCATGATTGTTAATAGAAATTGTATTTGTTGATGTATTAATACCAATAGCGGCAAAATCTTTTGGATTTATAATTACTCTTCTATTAAAATCATTGTACCTAACTGTAACTGTAGTTGAAATTGATGGACTTACATTAATATCAACCTCATGTCTTCCTTGAATTCCATGCGCTTGTTTAGTTTGAACAGTGACAGTGTTTCTCTCTAATTTTGCAGTAATAACTGAGAAATTAGTTTTAAAGTTATGATAAACTCCTGTTCCAAATCCAGTAAAAAAGAGAGTGCTTATATTCCGTTGAGTTGATGCAATACCAACAAACGATCCAGTTGTTCCTAGTCCAACTTTAACAGTGGCAACTCCAATTACATCATTTGAAATTTTTGCTGCGAACAAAGTTTGATTATTTGTTAAAGTAGAAGATGCACCAACAATATTTAAAACATCAATACCATTTCCATTTCCTGGAGAATATGTTAATTGATCTCCTGTTTGTAATCCATGGTCTTTTATGTAAATTCCTTTGGTTGGAATATCAACTCTTGTTAGTCCAGCACCAGGATTTGAAAATACAATCGTAGAACCAATGCCAACACCTACTGCTGTCCCAAGACCTACGCTCTCAGAGGGATCAAAATAAATTACTTTATTCAATCTTGATGCATAAGTCGTGTTAAAACCTGCCGAGATAGTAAGTTTCCTTGGATCTTCAAGAAGAACGCTTGTGATAGTATGAGATGCACCAACAACGCCATTAATACCCCTAAGAACCCTAATTCTTGAATTTAGAATATCAACATTTAAAACCTTAACTTGCTCTGTTCCAATTCCAAGTATATCATTTTCTCTAATCTGGGGATAATTTAAATTACCATTTACCTTAAAATAAGTAACGATACCAGTCGCTGCTACAGTCCCTACTCCAGACGAAGATGTGCCAATTCCAACCAGTGATAATCTATTTGATGAAATCCCTGCTGAGTAAAAACCACCAATCTTAGATGAAGTTGTCGATAGACCAGTTATAACAACTCTATCAAATTTTTTGAAGTTGTGGGGATTGTCCGCAATAACAAAATAATTATCTTTTGATGCAGGATAAATCTCAACGTTTGTTATTGAACTCGTTGCGACACTTATATTTTCAACTTGTTTACCCTTCAAAGTTGCTACTTTGGCAATAGCACTGCTAAAAGATTTAGTGTTTATGTTATTGAATATAACTTTATCACCAACTTTGTAACCAGTACCACCTGTTTCAATACCGATTTTTTCTACTTTTCCTGGAGTAACTGCTGTTACCTCAACTTTTTGTTTTAAATTGTTAGGAGTTGTGATATATGAATATGAAACATTACCGTCAATTAAATTATATGGATCAGTGCTTCTACAATAATCAAATTCCTCTATTTTAAAAGCATCTTGATTTGATTCTGTATTAAAGTTAAAAGGTTCGGGTTTTGAATGATATGCTTCACCTAAAAGATATGGAAAAACTGGTAATTTATATCCAGAAAAAACGGAACCCTGACCCTGAGCAAGAGAATCATCAATTGTTGCAAAATATGCATATGTTCCATTAGGATATTCAGGTGTT